CCGGTTTTTAACCAGCAAACAACAGTTTGCTGGGGGCGGTACAACGGAAGTGATCAAGTTCTACTTCCTTGTCCGAGGCCATTTTTGGTAACGGCCGTTAGCGGTTTAGCTGAGCGATTATCAGCCTCTTGAGCTCTTCCTCCCTCAATTTTTCTGGGTTGGGTACTCGATCCGCTTGGGGGTTTGGACGCAACAGCGCTGCGATCGTTGCGAGGAGGCCGCTGTTTGGTGGGGCTTCTGGGATTTCTCCCATAAGGGCCACTATCAGTGCGTTTGCCTTCTGGCCGACGTCGCTCCAATCGGTTTCGATCGGTTGAAGCCCGGCCTGTACTCTTGACTGGCTGAGGTTTTCCGTCTTCCGATGGAGATCTTTGACTATCTTCCATATTCCTCGATCGATTCGATCGTTTTGCTTGGTTGTTGCTTCCTGTAGGTCTCGTTGGTTCTGACTCATTGCTGGGTTTTTGTTCAGTATGAGTGCCCTCAGGATATTCCAAATCATGTTCGACAGCTGCGACGATTTTCGTAAGCCGCTGTGCTTCGAAGAGAATGGGGACATCCTTATAAGTTTTGTACTCGCTGAAACGTTCGACCATTTGTTTCAGTTCAAGGGCTTCTAACCTACATAATTTGGCAACCTGTTGGTCGATCAGGTCCTTATCGCTCGGTCTTTGTGGCCAGGCGAGTGTTATTTTGTATTGTTCTTCATTACTGAAATTCTTCCCGGAATAAACAGTTTTGGGATCGTCACCATCAGCTCTTTTCAAGCTAAGACGGCAATAATCCCCAATTATCGGGGTCATTGAATCAGTTGTCAAGTAACCAATACTTTTATTTACTCTAGCCTGTGAATCGGGTATTGAACTTTTGGCTGAAAGATGTATTTTTGCCAGAGTTCGCATTGGATCTTGGAAGGAACTATCCGTTGTTGCTGGATCACAAAAGTATCTGCCCAAATAAGGGTAAGGTCCTTCTGTGTGCTCTTCGGGTTTTAAATCTAAGCCCAAGTCTTTGCAAACTTCCTTCAATGCATTGCCCAATCCGTTGCGGTTAGCCATATAGCCATCATCCCCACAAACCAAGCCTATCAGCTTCATAGCATCTTGGACACTCAAATTGAGTTTCCGCAACGCACAAAACATCACATAAGCATTGATTATGGTATTGGCATCTGTTGTAATAGGGCTACCACTGCGTGTTCCACAGCCAGCATCATATTTCAAACCACACTCCGTAAACGCTGTTTTTGTAAAGATCGCTTTATATAAGCGGCCTAGGCGTCGACGGTCTGAAGCTGAAAAATAGTTCATATAACAGCATTTGGCAACTGATTGCAGAAATTCTGAAATTGAACCATCAAACCGTGAGAAGTCAGTTGTTATAACTCCCAATCGGGTTGT